ATGAAAAGAAGAATCACAAACAATGAATTTGGAATTGAATCCAAAGCTGGACGTATTGAACAGGCATGTGCGCGATATGGTGTCGGTAGAACTACTATGAGAAATATCGCAAGAGAGGCAGGAGCTGAAGTAAAAGTAGGAAAATGTTATCTGATTAATTTTTCAAAAGTAGATGCTTTTATAGACAGTATTTCTGAGTAAGGCGGTGATTCTATGGGAGTATATGAAAACCTGTTGCCGGGGAAAGAAAACGCACTGACACCGGAGTACCTTACTGTAAAATGTCACTTTTCCAGTGTCCGAATGTTGCAAAAGCAGATTGAGATGGAGCGCAGATCAGGAAAAGTAATCTTATCGAGTGCGACGAGTCCAGGAGGCTACTATCTTCCGGCAGCAGGAGACATAATGGAAATCCGAAAATTTATTCGTACTTTAGAGAATAGAGGTGAAAATACATTGAAAACTCTGGAAAGTGCAAGAGAGTTATTGAAGGAATTGGAAGGTGATAATATTTGACCTATGAGGAAATCTTATCACATTTTCAAGTGAAGAAATATGGCAATGGAAAGGTACAAGCACTCTGTCCGGCACATCCTGATAAGGAAGCCAGTTTGACGATTACGCAAGGGAATAATGGTAGGACTTTATTAAAATGCCATGCGGGTTGCAGCTCTGAAAGTGTTGTACTGGCAGCAGGATTAAAAATGGCAGACTTATTTAGTGAAAGTAGGCCAGCAGAGGAATGCTGGCGAATGTACATAGAAAGCCGAGAGAAAAGAAAGATTGAGGCTGTATACAATTACGTATCTATTAACGGCGAATATGCTTACACAAAAATACGCCTTGAAGGTAAGAAAATGCTTTTCGGAATACTTAAGGATGGGCGGTTTGAATATGGCTTGAAAGGAAGGAACAAAAAGGAATTCAGTGCAATATTCGGAAGTGTTCCACGAATAAAAGAAGCCATTGAAAGAAACGAACCGATTTTTATACCTGAGGGTGAAAAGGACGTTAATACACTGGTAAAGAAAGGCTATACTGCTTTTTCATGTGGCGGGGCTAATGATTGGAATAAGAACGTATCAGAACTGTGTACGGGTGCTGAAGTTGTCATTCTGGCTGATAATGATGCTCCAGGGAAGAAACTGGCAGCTGCTATTGAAAAAGATTTAAAAGGAATTTCTAAGAGTGTAAAGATAATTGTTCCGATGCCCGATACGCCAAAAGCAGATATAACTGATTATTTTGAAGAGGGACATACTGTTGAAGAATTTGAAAATTTAATAAGGAATGTTGATGATACAGAGAGCATTTGCACAGATGTTCAGCAAGATCAGAAGCAGGATACAGATAAAAAACGAACTGTAACACAAAAAAGTAAGGACGAAGTAGTTGGAGGTCCGGCATTAGTCTTTAAATTCCTCGACTGCAACTATGATGAAGATGGAAATGTAAAAAGCGTAAAACAGCTTGTACATAATTTTGAAATCGTTATGGATAAAGACAGCCGTTTCGCTGGGAAAATCCGTCTTAATGAGTTTGCACAGCAACCTTATCTATATGGTAATGTGCCATGGGAGAATGAGAATAATTGCAGAGCATGGAGTAGCCATGATGATTCAGCTTTGTTTTCGCTGATACAGGCTGATTATGGGCTTAAAAGTCGGCAAGACTTCGCAGATGCGCTGAAAAATGTTTCTATGCGCAATAAATTCCATCCGGTAAGAGAACTACTGGATTCCCTTACATGGGATGGAAAAGAGCATATAAGAAGCCTGCTGCCGGAATATCTTGGAGCAGAGGATTCTGATTATACATACCAGGTAATGCGCTTATGGATGTTAGGAGCTGTTTCAAGAGTGTATAAACCTGGAAGCAAATTTGATTATACTATGATTCTACAAGGCTCACAGGGAATTGGCAAGAGTACATTTTTAAAGCAAATGGCAATGGATGATTCATGGTTTAATGACTCCTTGGACAGTTTGGATTCAGACAAGGCGGTACAGTCCCTTACAGGATCCTGGATCATCGAACTTGCAGAATTAAAGTCACTGGCCCGGACTGCAGGAGGCGTTGAGAGTGTAAAAAGGTTTTTGACCGCAACGCAGGATAAATACAGGATTCCTTATGAGCGGCGGGCGGACACATTTTACAGACAGTGTGTATTCGCCGGAACTACCAATAAAGATGATTTCCTACAGGATGAAACGGGAAATAGGCGTTTCCTAATTGTCCAGACAGGCGTTAAGAAACCATCAAAAAGTCTTTTTGTGCCAGAAATCATGGATACAATCAAGCTGGCTTGGGCCGAGGCTGTACATATTTGGAAAAATGAGAAGCCACAGCTGATACTTCCAGAAGCATATATGCAAGAGGCAAAGGAACTTCAAGAAGCGAATATGGCGGATGATGGCAAGCGGGGGATTATTCAGGAATACCTGGAAGGTAAAACACAGGTGTGTGCAAGAGAAATATGGTTTGAAGCATTGGAAGAAAGCATTTCGCCAAAAAGTTATCAGACATCGGAAATAAACAGTATTATTGCAAAGGTACCAGGATGGCAAAGAATGAAAACTCCACGCAAATTTCCTAAGTATGGAAGTCAGAGAGGGTTTCAGAAGATGTTACTACAAACTGAACCGGAAAAAACTACAAACTCTTCTGACTTTGTGCCAGTTCCTAAACAAGAACAAATGGAAATACCGTTCGAGTAGGCGATCTTGAAAGAATGTAGTCAACTTTGTAGTTAGAATGTAGTCTGCTCAACCCCAGCATTTATGGGCTTTTCTACAATAACTACAAAAACTACATTCTATAAAAAGAAATATATAAAAGATAATAATATGGGATATAAGAGTATATAAGGAAAACTTTAAACTCTTTGGAACGATTGTAGTTGTAGTTTGTAGTTTGGTTTTGTAATGGATTTTATAGGCGGTTTACCGCCGGAAAGGGAAAAATATATGTCAAAAAAATTAAAGAAACAGTCGGTATATTCAGTAGCTGATTTAGAAAGTTTGAAAGAATTTACAGTAGATGAAGTGAAATCAGATTCAAGGGGGCTGAATGTAACTATGAAGCTTGTAAATAAAGCAGGAAACGTTGTAAAAATATATGTTGATTCAGTTTTGTTTGGAGCTGAATTAGTGAAATATACAGAGGAGTAACTTAATCATAGGGGAAACGATAATTATAGGCGGTAATCCGCCGGAAAGGATACTAATCATGAAAATAATGACACAGGATAAAACACGAGTTTTAAATTTTAAAATGACGTATATCAGTTATGTAAGTAAGAACCGTATTTGTGAGGGTGATTTTGGTATTGCGGAATATGCAAGTCCAGAACGAGCGAAAGAAGTGTTGAATGATATGTTTCAAAAGTATGCAGCAGGAGAAAAAGCGTATATCATGCCGGAGGAGTAATCATTGGATAATGCAAAGGAATTAAGACAGGTATATGACATATTCACTGCTGCCTGGCGGGCATACAGAGAACATTACCCGCCGGGGAATCCGCAGGATGATACATACTGGTCAAAGCTGGTAGATGATCTTCACGAAATAGAATCGCAATATAATTGCCAGTTGTGCCGGGATATCTTGTGCAATGTTGCGTCAGATCTGGAGCGCAAAGCAAAAGTCCTACATCAGTCAAAGTAACTGACGCAGGACCGTATAAAAGGGGTGAGTCTTTCTGTAAGCTATTATACCACAAACAGGACAGGAGGACTCTATACCAATGAGCATCAGAAAAATGAAATTGAAAGATTATGGGATTACGCCGGGACGGGCAGCAGAACTCAAAGAAATGGTAAAAGACAAACAGTATTATTCTTTAGTAATCGAAGCATGCAATAGGGCAAATGAATTTCTTGCTTCGCATCTGGTAAAGAGTTTTACAGAAAGCGTGGGATATCGCCAGATATTCAAAAACAGCAATTCATGTGAACTTCCATGCACTGAAAATGATTTTTATGGTTATAAGCGGAAAGCACTTCATGAATTTGATTTACTGGTGAAAACAGTAGATTTGTAGTAGACGATGCTGGCAGAACCTGACAAAACTCCACATATCACTCTATATGGGAGGAACTTAACAAAACTTAACATTTCTGAGTATATAGCCGAAAACATTAACAGATATTAACATCTTCTTGGATCGGCAACCTGTCAAAACCGTCTGTTTCTCTGTATAGGGAATACATCTTGGAAAAACGTGGAGTTTCAGAGGATATAGTGAGGAAGTAGGTTGCTAAGAAATGCTAAGGTTTCTGCATATATATCCGAAATCTTAGTATTTTGGCTCATATAGGCGGAGGCGTTCCATGAAAACCTCATGATTTTTCTGTATAGGATCATGGAACCTAACAAAAGCTAACATTTTTGTATATATAGGCAAAACCTTAAAAAACCTAATATTTCTCGGTATATGGATGGAAAATGCAGGGAATTTAATGACACGATTACGCGCGGGTGGTATTCGGAGATTTCGGAGTCCCTAAAAGTCGGGGCGTAATTTCAGAGCGAACTCCGAGTGAACTCCGAGAAATAACCGTTTTAGTATTGTTGAACAGAGAACGAACAGAGAGAAATCGAACAACAGACAAACAAAAAGGAGATTTTTATGAATGGATGTAACGAAAATGCAATTGAATTTATGACTAATGGTACTAAAGCAACATTAACATTCTCTCAGGGCCGGTATAAGTCAGTAATCCGCAAGCTGGCAGAGAAACATCCTGATGATTGCCAGATCGTTGCTGATAACGAGGACGGAAGTATTTGTGCTCATGTTCCGGTAGCCTGGATACGGATTTCTCCTCCGAAACAGTATACAGAGGAACAGCGTCAGCAGATGGGAGAACGGATGAGACGTAATGTGTCTGAAAATAAAGGAGTACAGGAATAAAATAGAGTAAAAATCAATTGTAATGCAACTAAGGTAAAGTTGTAGGGGTAAGGGAATAAAAAGGCTAAATGAGCCGATAAAACAGAGAGAAGAGATAATGTCGGTATTGAATAAAATCCTGCTGCCGAACCTACGGTTCAATAAAAGACCTATTATGAGATACGGTCATGCGTTATTACTGATTTTTGGGTATTGGTCTGATTGAAGCAGTGAGAAAGCAGTGAAAAGTTATAAAAAGGGGTATCCACTATTTTGAGGAGCCTTGTTATTGATAATGAAGCCGCACAAAGCCGTGACGAACCCGTGAGAAATGGAATTAAAGCGGTGAGGAAGCGGTGAGAACTCGGAGTGTTCGAACAGGTGAGAATATCAGGTTAAATCGTGATTTTCACGAAACGCCAGTTGCTTTTGAACTGTCGATGAACAGTCGAAATAACAAAAACGCCCCAAAGTGGTAGAGAGCTATTCTCACAAAATGTGAGATAATATATGTATCACGATAGGACAGGAGATGATGTATGTGATTTTACTTAACATGTTGATGTTGATTGCAGTCATGGAATTAGCAGCTATTTATGATGCGGTAAGGGGGAAAGACAATGAGACGTATCAGAATGAAGAAAAGTAGAAAATATGAACAGGATAAGCTTCAGGCGGCAATAAATGCTTCTGCCAGACGGGCTCTTGATGATCTGGATAAATCATCCGGGATGTGGCCTACAATGATTGGAGTAATGGCAGAACAATGCAGAAAAATTGCACAGGATTACAAAGAACTTCGGAAACTTGAAAAAGAACTTCAAAAATATGAGGGAGAGGCGATAAGTAATGGCAGAGAAGATAACATTTAATACAGGTGCTAAGAACTATGAGATTGTAGATCAGGATGGGAATGAGCTGGGAGTATTCCGGTTTATTCCTACAGATGTTGGAATCTTAAACAGATATAAAGAGACAGCAGCGTTTTTCGCAAGTGTAGGTGACAAAATAAAAGGGGAGGATCTGGAAGAGATTCTTCCTGAGCTGGAGAAAGAAGCTGGGGAAAAGATAGATTTCCTGTTTGGTGCTCCTGTATCGGAGAATTTCTTTAAAATTACTCATCCATTTACAATTCTGGAAGATGGACAGACATTTGCCGAACAGATTATCACTGTAATTGGCGGAATCATTGAAAAGGAATTAGCTGAAAGAGAAAAGAAGCAGCAGGAACGAATTGAAAAATATACTGCTAAATACACGAAAAAAGACGAAGCAAAATAAGAAAATGCGGGCTGTTCTGGAAACAGGATAGCCCTAATTTATAACTCGGTACTGGTAATTTGAGACTGGTACCCTGACCTCAAATAGTCGGGAGGTAGATAATATGGCAGCTGATGGCTCAATCATCATTGATACCAGGATTCAGACAGAAGGTCTTTCCAAAGGATTAAATACGATCAAGGCAGGAATGACAAGAATTACTGCCCGGGTATCAAAAATGGGAGAAACAGCAAAAAATTCATTTCAAAGGCAGATTGCAACAGTTGACAGCCTTTATCAAAGCTATGAAAAGCAGGAAAGAAAAGTTGCTGAATTAAAATCTAAGCTGGATGAGCTGGGTAAAAGCAAGACAGAAACAGAAGAATACAAGCAGATTTCAGCTCAGATCAAAGCTCTTGAGACAGACTTTGAGAGCGTAGAATCTAAACAGCGTGAATGGCTCAACATGGGATTCCCGGTTGATTCTGGACCTGTTAAGGATCTGGATAAGCAGTTGGATGAAATATGGGCAGATATGGAGAGGCTGCAGAACAAACAGAAAGAGATGCAGGTATCCGGCAGCGCATACATAGATCCTAAATCGACAGATGCCTATAAGAATGCATTACAGAAGTACAACGAGGAATCGCAGAAGCTGGAACGTACAAACGGAAGGCTGTATTCTTCATACAATAATCTAAAGAAAAAAGTAGAGGAATATCAGAAAAAGAACAACAAGCTTGTTCTGGCAATGCAGAATCTACAGAAAGCTGCTGCACGTGTAGGTGCAGTCATGAAGAACATTGGCTCTGCTTTAAAGAGCGCAGGAGCGGCTGTAAAAAGCATGGTCTCTGCTATGAAAAAAGCAGTGGAATCTATGCTTAATTTCGATAAGCAGACAAAACGTTCCAAGGCAGGTCTGGGAAAAATGCTGGGAATGTCGCTGATGTTCTCTGGCGTATTTCGGGCTATAAATTCTGCTATTGAAGGGATGAAAGAGGGATTTCAGAACCTCGCACAGTATAGCAATTCTACAAATGCTAGCTTTTCACAGTTAATGTCCTCTATGACAAGACTGAAAAATAGCCTTGCCACAGCATTTGTGCCGGTTCTGACAGTGATAACGCCGATACTCACAAAACTCATTGATATGTGCTCGCAGGCGGCTACATCCGTAGGAATGTTCTTTGCTGCTCTTACCGGACAGACAACATTTACACAGGCGAAAGCTGTACAACAGGACTATGCACAGTCTTTAGACAGTACTTCGGCATCTTCTAAAAAAGCTGCTACAGCTGCAAATAAGCAGGCAAAAGAGCAACAAAAGTTAGCAAAAGCAACGAAAAAGAACATTGCTTCCTTTGATGAACTGAATGTGATCGGGGGGAATACTACCGATACAATAAGTGATCTGTCAAATGTGGAGACACCAACGCTTTTACCAAAAGATATGTTCGAAGATGTTCCCATAAAAAGCAAGATTAAGGACTTTGCGGACAGAATCAAAGATATGATCAAAAAGCAGGACTGGAAGGGCATCGGGAAACTTCTTGGAAGTCAGATTAATAAGGGTCTGCAAAAGGTCAATAAAGCAATCCGGTGGGACAATGTAGGCAAGAAGATTGAAAAGGGCGTTGATGCGATCACAGGTATCTTCAATTCCATGGTTGATGAGATTGACTGGACATATCTGGGAAATACCATAGGCGAGGGTCTGAACACAATAGTCCGGACAATGAACCTGCTCATGGAAAAAACAGATTTTAAGAATCTGGGAAAAAGTATTGCGGAAGCTGTTAATGGTCTTATGGATACAACATCATGGGAAGAGGTCGGACGGTTCTTTGGTAATCGTGTGATGGTTCTCTGGGACACATTAAACGGAGCGATACATGAATTAAACTGGGCCGGCATAGGAACATCCCTGGCGGAGACATTGAATGGTGCTTTTCATCGTATAGACCTTGCCGAGATAGGCGATACTCTTGCAACTTCAATCAATGGAATCTTCACATCCCTGCAGAACTTTACAGCTACATTTGACTGGACTGGTTTTGCCGATAATATCAAAAATGGAATAACTACATTCCTGACAGAAACGGACTGGAAAGCAAATGGAGCGGCGCTTGGCGAGTTTATTGAGAAGTTATGCGAAACACTGACTGATGTAATGACTCTTGAGAATTTTCAGGAGTTTGGAAAAGGTATAGGGGAATTTTTATCGGAACTTCCATGGACAGAGATATTGAAAACTGCTGCCGCAGTCATGATAAATGCCATAGGCGGGTTATTGTCTGGACTGGCAGGAACGCCGGCAGGCAGATTTGTAGATGGGTTGGTCGTTGCGTTTGGTTCTGCGAAGCTGATTGGAATATTAACAAAGGCGTTCAAGGCACTTTTTACAACAGCTGCTTCAGATGGCGTGAGTGGAGCAATTACTGCATTGAAAGCAGGCGGCGTATTTTTAAAATTTGCTTCTGCGATAGGAATCGGTGTAGCAGCAGGTGCTACGGCTTCTGAGAAAACGACATCCAGTAATGATGAGCTGAAAAGTACAGAACAACTGCTTTCAAACTTTCAGCTTGTATTGGAGGACCTTAAGGAGCAGGGCATTGTATCAGGAGAAGCTATGCAGCAGCTTTATGAAAAGGTCGGTGCAATTTCTTCTGATACATCACCGGCGGGGACTATCAGCCAACTCAGGGATGCATTGGTAGAGGCGGGAGTATCTTCCGATCAGCTTGCAAGCTCTATAGGAAACACAGATGTGAATCTGAGTGAATTATATGCTGTAATGGCAAATTCTACAGGAGCTATTGACGAAGCAACCAGGAAAACAAAAACTTTCTCTCAGGCAATACAGGATACAGAGATAAGCTCCCTGATTGAAAAACTGGATTCCCTGCAGACTGCGACAGACAAGGTAAGCTTTGCGGACCTAATCTTGAAATCTGCCAATGCGATTGATGAGATGGGCGGTATCTGGGAAAATGGAAAACAGATTCTTGGAGAAAAAGCTATTGCAATTCATGAAGAAATCGTAAATAAGGGCCTTAATCCTGATAAAGATGGGTTCTATAAACTGGCAAATGGCCAGATGGTCCAGTACGGAAAAGGAATAGAAGATTCGACAGGAACATTGAAGGAAAAAACGAAATCCACATTAGATGCAGGGCTGAAAACTGGAATTCAGGAAGCACTTCCGGAACAACAACAGATTGGTTGGGATATGGGAGGCTATTTTATAACTGGTTATATAAGGGCCTTGCTGGAGAATAAGAAGCTTAGGGATGCATATAAAGACGCATTGGCAAGTGTAGATACAACAAATGCAAAGTCCAAAGCAAAATCCGATGGAGAAGAGCTGGGAAAGAACGCCGGCGAGGGATTTCAAAAGGGAATCGAAGAAGTCTCACCGGATGTGAATGCATCTGTAACAGATATGATGGAAAAATCGGTCAAGGAACCGGCTCAGACAGCTGTTGATGCACATTCACCGTCCAGATGGTTTGAACAGTTGGCGGACTGGTGTGGTCATGGATTTGGAGATAAACTGAATGTTGCTTTTTCATCAACATTTGCGTTCTTCAGAGATTTCCGTGCCCGTATCAGCAACAGTATAGGAAATTTATATAACATTGGCCATAACTTCCTGATTGGGATGAATAACGGAATGATGTCAGCGGCGACTGTCTTATATAATAATGCTCAGGCGATTGTCAACAGGATTAACAATATATTTCGGAATATAGGAAAAAGCCATTCAACATCCAGTATATCTGGAGGAATTGTCAGAAGCATTCGAAGCTATAGAATGCCTGCTATGACAGCACCACAGATTCCATATCTGGCGAAAGGCACAGTTGTACCACGAAACGCCGGAGAGTTTGCTGCAATCCTCGGTGATAACAAGCGTGAGACAGAGGTTGTATCTCCTCTTTCGACCATGAAGCAGGCAATGATGGACGCTTTGAGGGAATACGGAAACAATAGTGGAAGTTCTCCTCAGTACATTGTGCTGAATATTGACGGAAATGAATTTATCCGCTGGCTTCGCGATCAGAATGGACAATACAGGAACCGGACGGGTTTTGGGATATTTGAAGGCTAAACAAATAAAAAATAACACAAGGAGGAAGAAATTATGCGGACTAGAGAAGCAACTTATGCAGACTATGGATTTAAAGAGGGGGAGGACAGACAACTGAAACAGTATTGCCTTGATCTGGAATTGCCGGATAAGCTACTGCTGTTACAGTGTGCGCATGAATGTAACCCTATGATTGAGGATGATCTCTTTTACAGTATATCTAAGGGCGTGGCATTTCAGATTCTTGCCAGAAAAGGAATTGACCAGAATTACAAATGCCATTCAGATGTTTACGGATATAAGCGAAAAACACTGGCATTATTCAAGTCTGCACTACAAGCATGCGGAAGATATCCATTTTAGCAACAGAATGGAAAATTAGGTGAAAATATTACAGTACTGCAAGGATATGGGGCTATTATAATACGCGCGAATGGATAACGAAGCGTGAGGAAAGCGTGAGAAACAGCATTATGTTGGAAAAAGATTGCATTTCCGCATATATAGCCGAAAAGCAATAACATATTTACTCATGGTTGTTGAGAAATGTTGAGATTTTTTATATGTAGCCCCATAACAGTACAGTTATTTCCGAAATAGAACTTGAAAAAACTTGAAGCATTGGCTTATATAGCTCGGAAAATAATTGCAGAGCGGAAAGGAGCGTTGTTATAGACGATTTAGTATATCTTAAAAATGAACAGGCAGTATGTGATAGTTTACAGGTAGCGGAGAAATTTGGAAAAAGGCATTCAGATGTCATTAGAGCAATAGAGAATTTATTAGCAAATGACTCAACGCAAAATTGCGTTCAGTGCATCAAGCCATCTAAGTATAAAGATGCTTCCGGAAAATATAATAAAAAGTATTTGTTGAATAAAGATGGCTTTGTGTTCCTGGCATTTGGTTTTACTGGAAAAGAAGCAGATGCCTGGAAATGGAAGTATATTGATGCGTTCAATCGGATGGAAAGACTTGTTTATGAAAAGAATACTGCTGCTTATCAGATAGCAGATCAGGAAGAGAGGATCACCAGAAGAGTAGAGACGGATGTTATCAAGGAATTTGTGGAATATGCCAGAGCGCAGGGAAGCACTCACGCAGATTACTATTACAGCAATTATACCAGACTGGCATATAAGAGTGTAGGAATCACTGACAAGACAACTGCTGCCGGAAGTCAGTTAGATGACTTATCATTGATGGAACATTTGATAACGCATACTTTAAGAACTGGCATGGCAGCAGGACATAATTACAAAGATATTTACCAGGACTGCAAGAATCGACTGGAAGCTATGCGGTATTTACAGTGTACGGCGTGAAATGTTTTATTTGTCCAGAGTACAGGCATAGAACAAGGTGAAAATGGGTGGAAACAGTGCGAGGGTATATTTGTATAGGGTAAGGTAGAATAAAGAAAAATAGACGATTATTACAAAGCAATGAACGGTGTGGAAAGCATAAGGGAAATGCTGAGAAGGGATCCTGATAAATTGAATAGGCGAAGCGGCAGCAGATGAGAGTGCGGGCAAATGGAAATTGACAAATTCCGGGAGCTGCCATATAATATATTTATCAAGACAGCCAGTAAGGGAAGTCAAGGTTCCCCGTCCTGGCAAGATATATGTTTAAGACGTAGCCGCCTATTCTTTACCAGAGAGCAGGGCGGCTATTTCTTATGTGTGTATGTAAGGATAGATACAATTAAGCTGGCTGTTGTCAGGATTATCATAAATATCTCGTAATCGCTCATAAGCATCCCCTCCTGTCAAGGCTCAGGATCAGGGGAACCACAGCCGCTCTACTGGCTGCCTGGATAAATATACTGTATTCAGTTCTAGCTTATCGAAATCCCATGTTTTATTGCTTGATCTTTAAGTTTGAGAAAATTTTTTGTTTGAGCATTTTTCATTCTACGATATCCACCGAATGACTTTGGAGCAATTTCAGGAAGCTCATAAAATATATGGTAATATTCAATTTCGTCTAAATCCTTTTGTTTTTCTTTCTGTAATTGTTCAAGATGTTCTAAATAATTCTTTTTTTCTTCTGCAGTACGATCGTCTTTAAAAGGTCGTTGACTGGATTTTATAGCATTTACGCTATTTCCGTTTTTGTCGAAAATAGTATCATCTTTCCCGGTGTAAAAGAAGACCGAAAAATTGTGACCACATCCATCATGAACTTTTCCTGTTTCGCGTATTACATCTGGCAATTTAGGAAAGATTTTGCTTTTTCCCGATATACTATATACTCGTCCTTGTAATTTATTACATTCTTCACAACAAGCGAGATGGGCGCTCATGGAAATGTAATCAGTATTATATTTTCGGCAATCGGAAAGTAATTTGTCCATCACATCTTTTGCCCGATTATAAAAAGAAAAAGAGTTATGGCATACTCTTAGTGTTTTTAAATAGGATTGCACAATTGCTTTATATTTTGCCGATTCTTCAAAGTGCCCCTCTTTTAGGAGGAGATGTGAATATATTAAAAAATCTTTTTCCTGATATCCATTATCAGCTGCACCCATAAAAAGATGAATCCGCTCCAAGATAGAATTCGATTCTTTAAGGAGTCCTTTTCTACGGAGATTGCCAGCTTTCATGCGCAATACATATTCTAAACTTCCGGTAATACCGTAGCCATGCATAATATCAATGTTTGTAAAAGCAGGTATGGGAATACACCTTAAATCATCCAGATTCTCCAGATCATATTTTACCCCATCTGAAACCAGATATCTGGCATCGTACCAGCTTTCTTTATCGGTGGGATATACTTTGTACATCTCTCCGTTTTTGAAATAGATGGTTTGAGCATCAGGAACATCGTCGGATGATGAATTGAAAACACTTTTGATTTTACTAAAAAGGCTCATGGAATCCTCCTATACAAATGGAACAGTAAAATATCAGGTACTGTTTTATTTTTTTACGATGGAAAGGCGATAAGTGACGTGATGATCTTCAGATGGTGGATTCTGAAAGACTTCCTCATCAACCTCCAGATTTGTCCAGTCATCTGTATGAATTACACCGTTAATCAATTCTACCCGGATAAAATCAGGCAGATTCATAATATCATCATAGGTGTATAAACGTTTTGCCATGAGAGCACATCCTTTCGTGAATAATATCAGTTATGCGTTGTCACGTTCCATCCGTTGATCTACTGCTTTTTTTATATATCCGTTTACACTTTCTCCAGCGGCTTCTGCTGCTTGCATGATGATTTCCTTTTGTCCTTTAGGAAAGGTTACATTAATGCGATCGTAATTGTTTTTTACATATTTATTTACAGCTTTTTGCTGAGCCTTACTTACTTTACTTTCCTCTGGCATGTTTGCACCTCTTTCTAAGTAATAATAAAGGATGGTAGATATAGGTTCACTTTCTCCACCATAACCGAAGTATATCATAAAAGTCTATTGATGTAAATATAGAAAATACATAAATATATTGATGTAAATATAGTTAAAATGTCAATAGACTATTGGTGTAAATAGACATATAATATGATCAGTTCAAGGGAACAGACAACAGCGAAGAGTGAAAATGAAGTGATTGTAAGATGTACCAAAGACACTAACATAACACCGGGTAAGGGTAAGGGGATAATGAGATGGTCGAGAAACCTTAGATAGCTTTAAGACCTGCCGGGGCTGTTGGGAATTCCGATAAAAGGAGGGATAAGAACATGAAGTACAACTTATCAAAGATCATGCTGAAAGCATGGAAGATTTACCGCAGGACAAAGGACATCCGCTTTGCAGAAGCTCTTCATAGAGCATGGTTGAGCGCAAAGGCTGAGGAAATCAATGCAAAGCGTATCGAAAACGCGAAGCAGGCAGCGGGAATCGCCGAAGAGACAAATACCTTTGCTAAATGGAAAGAACTGGGATATAAAGTGGTTCATGGTTCCAAGGCATTATTCGGATGTTCTCTTATCTGGGGAAGCAGGGGAGACGGCGCAGAATACAAGGCAAGTTTCTTTGGAAAGTCTCAGGTAGAAATAATTTAATAAAAAGCCCTTACCAGAGCGGCAACTCTGATAAAGGCAAAGTAACCCGACATTCAGCTAAATTGAGGGGTTGTGCGTATTATAACATACTCATTCCCCTCAGACAACAAAGGAAAGGAACAAACAAAATGATATCAGTAATGGATGTTCTTACAATTTTTATCAGCGGCTTTATGGTTGCCAAGGTATGCGATTATATTAAAGAACTGGATAAGGAGAATGAGATATGAGTAAAAAAGAAGTATTAATGACACAGGAAGAAACAGAAGTGATGCAGGCCACAGGTGTTCCAGCACAGGAAATAGACGGTGTAGGTGTGGTTATGGCAACAGAGATTATTGCAGATCTTAAGAAACAGCTGGAGGAAGCAAAGGAAGAAGCGAAAGACTGGGAAGAAAGTTGGAATGTGTGTCGTGAGCAGGTTCGAGCATTGTCCAGGCAGTCAGATATTATTAGTATGGCGTTAAGGATGGATGATGTAGAACTATTAGACTTAGCTTTTGGATTTGTTAGAGGATGCTATAACCAGCAGATTAAAAAGGAACAGGAGGCAGAAAACAATGGAGAAATGTAATTTAACTCAGGTTCCTTGCAGAAAGGCAATTATGGACGTTGTCCAGGCTAACAAAGATAGAAGATCATTACAGCACATCTATGAGCTGGCAGAACTCTTTCGGATAGCTTGTTCCAGCAATGAAGCCTTTATGGAATTATCAGAGGAAGATCAGGAGCGTTTCTGGCTGATTATAGATGCTTTAATGATGAATGATCTGGAAGACCTTAAGAGAGTGCATAACCTTGCTAATTATCTGATGGTAAAGCGGATTAAAGATAATGTGAAAGTGGCGGAGGCATAACATGGATTATAAAAAAGAAATTGAAACTTTGCTGAATGAAATCCAGAGCGAAAAATTTTTGAAATTTTTGTATAACATAATTGTCTCATTTAAGAGACAGTGGGGGTACTAATATGGATTACAAGAAAGAAACTATTAAACTGATTCAGAAATGTAATGATCTTCACTGGCTGGAAGTGATCTATACTTTTGTTTCAAAATTATTAGGATAATATCAGAGGGGCGGCGTAACTGCTGCCCTTTTGAAGATAGAAAGAAGGGCGAAAGAATGGCAAGAATACCATCAGGGATGCGAAAAAAGGAAAATGGTTTATTCGAAAAACGTTTTACTGTAGATGGCAAGCGGTACAGCGCTTATGGTCATAATGTAAAAGAATGCGCAGAGAACGAGGCTAGGATTCGTGAGGAAATTAAAGCTGGTCTGTACAATTCAAATAAGAACATAACACTGGATGCATATTTTGAGGAGTGGGAGAAGTCCAGGATAGGAGTGATCAAAGATAGCAGCCTTAAAATAAACAGGTCAAAGTACAATAACCATATCAAGCCGGTTCTGGGAAAGACTAAGATTCAGAAGATAGAGAAGCGTGAAGTAGTAAAGCTACAGCAGGACCTATCAAAGAAGTTAAGTGCATCAATGACCAACGGTGTTATAGTAGTTTTAAAAACAGTGTTGAATGCGGCTATTGACGATGAAATTATTGTTAAGAATCCTGCCGCCAATGTAAAGCCCCTTAGGACGGACGATAGGCCAAAAGCAAGTGAAACTATACATAGGGCATTAACCAGGGAGGAACAACAGGCATTTATACGGGAATCTAAGACAGAATGGCTTTATGAATTTTTCTGTTTTTCTTTGTGCACTGGAATGAGGCTCAATGAGATCATGGCCCTGAAGTGGCGTGATATAGATTACATCAATAACGTGATCCACGTAAGCAAGACCGTGAGCTGGAAAGAGGGAGGCGGGATTGAAGAAACTTTGCCAAAGTCTGACACCAGCAAGCGCGATATTCCTATGAATGACACTATCAAAAAAGTTCTGCAGATGCAGAGGACTAAGATGTCTTTAGTTTATGGAGAGATTTATGCAAGGAAGATGGACAATAATGTTTTTATCGGGAGTAATGGAGCTAAAGCGGTAGCATCGGCTACAGTATCATTTTCTATCAATAGTGTTTTGAAACGGCTCCGGCAGCAGGGCATAGAGATTGAGAGATTTACCCACCATGCTTTCAGAGATACATTTGCGACACGATATATAGAAGAGGGTGGGAATATGCAGACACTCCAGAAAATTCTGGGACACAGTAGTCTGGCTATGACGGCAGATTTGTATACTCATGTCCTTCCAAATACAAAGCAGCAGGAAATGAAACAAATAGAGAATGGATTTAGTGAGGTGGCAGTTTTATAA